TGAATTTCATGGCTCAGTGCTCCGTGCGGGCAAAGAGAGCCACTTCCTCACGGATGCGCGAGTCGTGGTCCGCGAGTTCTTCCTGCACGACACGCTTGAAAGCCGCGCGCATCACGCGCACGATCGTCGCGTCGTTGGCGTCCGTCTCGACGCGCAGCGCTTCCATCAGCGCCTGCTGCTGGCGCATCGGCAGATCGTCGAACGCGTCGAACACCTGATAGTCCAGAACACCGTTCGCGATCGACGTGCGCAGCTCGTCGTCATCGTTCGCGGACTGCCTTGCGAGGTCGCGGTCGATCAGGCTTTCGCCCATCGACTCGGTTTGGGAAAGGAGGGTTGCCATGTCAGGGCTCCAGGCCGCCGAAGCGGGCGCGCTGGCTGGTTAGAGGAACAACGGGCCGGTCACATTGCCAATGACGCCGCGCGATGCTGTCGCGCTGAACGTGCACTCGCGCAGTACGCCGTTGTAAAAGCCGTTGCTGGCCTGCTCGATTGCGTCTTGGCGTGCGTCTTCGAAGCGGTCTGCTTCAGCCCAGGCGATTTCGGCGTCTTGATAGAGGATCGTGAAGGTGTACATCTCTGTTCTCCTGCGTCGTTCGGTGACGCTGTGGAGATTATCTTAGGTCCACCTAAATCTAACGTCAAGAAGTTTTTAGGTATGGCGAATGCGTTGGCGACAAAAAAGCCCGCTCTCGGCGGGCTGGCGATGACTCGTCGGTCAGTTATTGCGGGATGTAATGACGCGGACGGCCATCAGTAAGTGTCGCGCGACTTCGTTCAGCGCTGCTTCAGCGTCTTTCGGCGCCGGCCCAGCTTCTTCGAGATGGATGGGGATGCGGACGCGCCTGGCGCGATAGGCCGCCAGGTCAATGATTTCTCTTGGCTTTGTGGTGTGCTCGCTCGGCATGTTTTTGGGCCCTCAGTGGTTCTACGTGGGACGCCAATTTCTGCTCCTGTTCGCGCAGCTCGCGTTCCACCTGTGCATCCTGCATTCCAAGCATTTGCTCTGCAAGAGCCAGCAAGTTTAGGTGGCCCGCAAACGTTTTTCGTGCCAGTTCCCCAAGTCCATCCAGACGCAGGACACACTGAATTAGCAGTTCTGCTTCGTCGCTCAGAGGCTGGTTTACCTCTCTTTTCGGTGCATTGATGCGCCCCTTCCCGAGCAGCAATTCCCATGGATCGACCGAGAGAGCTTCGCAAATCGCGAGTAGCTTCGGTGCGCTCAACTCCTTGATGTCCCCATTTTCCCAGTCGTTTACGGTGGGTGCGGACACCCCACAGCGGCGGGCGAACTCCGCCTTCGAGAGCCCCAGTTCTTCACGGCGATCCGTGATGCGTTTGTTCCACGTTTCCATGAGGTAAGCCTAATCTTGTTCGTGTTAGGTATGGCTTGCTTTTGAAATTCGGTATGCCTAAAATGAAGGCGAATTAACTGCGAGGCCCCAATGGACCAGTTCGCTAATACCGTCATCGACCGCCTCGGTGGCACTACCGCCGTTGCGAAGCTCTGCGAATGCAAACCGCCATCGGTCCATCAATGGCGCACGGACGGCATTCCGAAATACAGGCTTCAGTTTTTGCGTCTGGCTCGACCGGACGTATTTGCCGATCTCATCGAACAAGGCGCCGAAAAATCCGCCGCCTGATTCGCGACCATCCACAACCCGGATGGTCTTTTTTTCGACCGTTGGTGTCTCTACAAACGGCTACCAATTTTTTGTACGGGGGGATTACGTGGAGCAACCAGCCTTGTTCTATGAATCCTTTAATGACGCGCTCGACGCCTGTGTAAAGGCGTGCGGAGGCGCGAAGGTCGTGGCCTGCCAGCTGTGGCCCGACAAGACGCCGGACGCTGCACACCGGCTTCTGCTTGCCTGCCTGAACGAAGATCGCGTCGAAAAGCTCGGTCCCGATCAGGTGCTTTTCATTCTGCGGCTCGGGCGCGAGCGCGGCTTTCACGGCGCGATGAACGTCATTGCGCGCGAGACCGGCTATGCCGATCCGATGCCGATCGAGCCGGAAGACGAGAAGGCCCGTCTGCAGCGCGAGTTCATCGAGGCGCAGAAGGCGATGCAAAAGCTCGCGGACCGGATGGAACGGGTGGGGCTGATTCGGAGTGCAGCATGACAGATGCGGAACGCGAGCAGCGCATCAAGGAACTCGGGCAGGCCATGGTCGATGCACCGTCGGCCTACGCGCGTCAGATTCTCTGGGACAAGATGCGCACGCTCATCGCGCAGCGCTCGCGCGGTCAGGTCGCGCGCATGGAACGACAGAAGGGGCTCAGATGAGCAAGTACTCGGAAAAGCTGCGCGATCCGCGCTGGCAGAAGAAACGGCTCGAAGTATTGGAATCTGCGGGTTGGGAATGCGAGTGCTGCAAATCCGGCACGAAGACTTTGCATGTTCATCACAAGCAGTACATCAAAGGTCGCGAGCCGTGGGAATACGAATCGACCAACTTCGAGGCGCTTTGTGAAGACTGTCATGCGGATGCGCACGAGAGCAAGGAACTGATCAACGCGATCCTCGCCGGGCTGCCTTCAGCGATGTGGACGGGCGCCGCCAGTCTTCTTGCTGGATGGGCCGGGGACTATATCAGCGGCACCGGCCTCTCCGAGCGTTCGTGTGACGCTCATTCCGAAGAGGCCGGCCGTCTGGCGTACTACGTTTCGTTGGGCGAAATCACGCTCGTTCCGAAGATGAAGGAAAAGTTCGACGAACTGATGCGCGAATTCCTCAACACGAACACCTGGTGATTCCATGGCCCGTATCCGCACGATCAAGCCGGAATTCTTCACAAGCGAGGACATCGTGTCCCTCACACCGTGGGCACGTCTGCTTTATATCGCGCTGTGGTGCGAGGCGGATCGAGAGGGTCGTTTTGCGTGGAAACCGCACACTTTCAAGATGCGTTACTTTCCCGCCGACGATCTCGATATTTTCTCGATTTGCGACGAACTGACCTCAAAAAGCCTCGTAAAGCTTTATCGAATCGTTATCGAAAAGGCCGATTGTGGACAAGTCGATAAAGAAATCGAGAAAGAGGGAGACGTTCTCGCCTACATCCCGAAGTTTTCTCTTCACCAGCATATCAATCCACGCGAAGCCGCTTCTGTATTGCCTCCGCCGTTATCGATTCCACGCGTGGATGACGCGTCGATCACGCGTGAGCCACGCGCAGGTAGGAAGGGAAAGGAAAGGAAAGATATACGTCGCGTCGCGACGCGTGACGAAGACTTCGAAAAGTTTTGGATCGTGTACCCGCGAAAGGATTCGAAGGTGCAGGCAAAGAAGGCATTCGACAAGCTGTCTCCGGACGAGCAGACCCTTGCAGCCATCCTTGCGGGTGTGGGTCGGGCCGTGACTTCGGAGCAGTGGCGCAAGGACGAAGGCCGCTTCATCCCCTACGCATCGACCTGGCTCAACGGCCGTCGCTGGGAAGACGGTGGCGCCCGCGTCAACGGCCACGGCGGTCCCTCCCTGAGCCTTCTTTCGCAGTACGACGACCTGATGCGAGGTGCGCTATGACGCCGCGTAATGGCCAATCCCTCCTCGACCTGCGCATGCGCGGTCTGGTGCCTGAGCTTCCCGTGCTCGTCTCGCTCGTCGGCACGCTCGATTTCTCGAATGTCACGCTGTACGCCGATGCTGGAAAACCGTACGACTGGCGCGTTATCGCCGGGCTTGAGGTCGAGGTCTTCGCATCGCTCGCTGTGCCGTTCTCCGGGCTGCTGCGGACGCTTGCCGATATCGCTGCTGCCGTGCCGAAACGCATGGTGCTGGCCTTCTCGGAAGGTGCCCGCATCGAGTGCGGCGAGATGCGTCTCGTGCGCGACGAGAATGGCGATTTCGGCCTGTTCGACTGGTTCCCGATCGCCGTGGGCCCATACGACGCTCACGGCGCCAAGGTCGCGAAACGCCTATGGGCAGAACTCGGCAAGTCCATCCCGATCCCCTTCGATGAGGCCATGACGCTCGTGCACCAGATCGCAGCGGAGAAGCAATGCGCCTGATCCCCGACAACATCGATTTCGACGCGTACCTCAACGACGAGGACGACGGCCGCGCTGACGTGCGCCGCGCTTCGGAATGGGCTGACGACGTCGTGAAGTTCTTCCACGGCGAGGACGAGCAGATCACAGGCCAGCGCACGCCGTGGGCCAAGGTCGACGACCGCGTACGCTTCCGTCCGGGCGAGGTTACGCTGTGGCCCGGCATTAACGGTCACGGCAAATCCGGCGTCGTCAACTTCGTGATGCTCAATGCGATGGTCGACGGCGGCAAGGCGTGCATCGCGTCGTTTGAGATGAAGCCCGAAGTGACGATGCGCAACCTGAACCGGCAGGCGACAGGCTCCAACCTGCCGACCATCGAGGCCATCAACGGATTTCACCGTTGGACCGATGACCGCCTGTGGCTCTACGTGCATCGCGGGCAGGTAACGCCGAACCGGATGCTTGCTGTCACGCGCTACTGCCGCAAGGAACTGGGCATCGATCATATCGTCATCGACAGCCTCATGAAATGCGGACTCGCGCCTGACGACTACGCCGGGCAGAAAAACTTCGTCGACGCGCTCTGCGTACTGGCGCGCGATACCGGCATCCACATCCACCTCGTGCACCACATGCGCAAGGGCGAGCGCGAGACAGACGCGCCGGACAAGTTCTCCGTCAAGGGTGCGGGCGAGATTACCGACCTCGTCGACAACGTGCTCATCGTGTTCCGCAACAAGCGCAAGGAAGCGCAGATGGAAGGCGAGAACGATCAGGCCAAGCTCGACGAGTTGGCGAAGATTCCCGACTCGACGCTCATCTGCGCCAAGCAGCGCCACTTCTCATGGGAAGGCCGCATCAGCCTGTGGTTCGACCGCAAGAGCCTGCAACTGCTGGAGCACCCGGACGCGGCGCGCCGCTACATCGACCTTGGGAAAAGCGAATGGAAAACCGTATGGAGCCCAGCATGACCACCACCACCATGCGTGCGCGCGCGATCATCCTCGCTATCGATCCGGGCACGACGCAAAGCGGTTGGGTCGAATATGACGCCGACTCCCATCGCGTGCTCGACAGCGGTGTGATGCCGAACGACGAGATGTTGCGATGCCTAGAGCGCCCGTCGCGTGCTGACGCGCTCGCCATCGAAATGATCGCCTCCTACGGCATGGCGGTGGGTCGCGAGGTCTTCGAGACGTGCGTATGGATCGGGCGCTTTCAGCAGGCATGGCACACGCCGGATGCCGTGCGGTTCATCTATCGCCGCGATGTGAAGCTGCACCTGTGCGGCACGTCGAAGGCCAAGGACGCAAACATTCGACAGGCTGTCATAGACCTGTTCCCGCGCGTCGGCGGCGGCAAGACGCCGCAGATCGGGACGAAGGCTCAGCCTGGGCCGCTGTACGGCGTGACGTCACACGCATGGCCTGCGCTGGCTGTCGCGATTACGGCGAGGGCTGCGGCATGAACATCCTCCAGCTCGCCGGCATGCTCCCGCGCGATCCCGAGTTCCGCGCGTTCGTCTCGCAGTACACCGTGCCGCCCAGCGACGTCACGGTCGATGAGGCAGCGGAGTTCATCCGCACCGTCTGCGAGGTCGAGAGCAGGCGCGAGCTGGCCACCGATAGCGAAGCGCAGCAGCGCTTTCACCGTTTCCTGCGCAAGCCGTTTATCGAATGGAAGGAGCGTCAGCATGTTGCCGTTTGAAATCCACCGTCGAGCGCCGCTCAAACGGCACAGGCACGATTTCCAGTGGCATCACGACAACCCCGGCGAGCGCGTCTATCTGTGCAAGGTCTGCGGCAAGGTCTATACCGTCAAAACCTGAAAGGAGAAAATCATGTCTGAACCCGTCGTCACCGCCTGCAATTGCACCGGAGAGCCGCGCTCGATTCTCGATGAGGCCGGACAACCGATGCTCGTCGAGGGCGTTGTGGGGTGCCCGCATTGCGGCCGCAATCCGTTTGGCGTCGATCCAAGCCTGCCTGACAGCGAAGGCGGC